TTGGGGGTTGTTTCGTTGGGGTGATGATTGGTGTCTCAACGGGAGACAGCAACACATTGCCGTCAACAACGACGGGGGTGTTTGAGGTTGCGGGTGTAATTTCTTGGCATAACGGGGCTGAAAGCAACTCCGAGGCATATCTGGTGCGTGCCAACCAATCGTTGAACAAGGTAACATCAAACTGCCCCAGCGAGTAGTCAAGCTCAGCATCCATCCAGCCTCCAATGTTTTCATTGGGGTACTGGACTGATTCTTCAAAACGGGACCACCACGATCCAATGCCTCGAAGAGTCTTTGGTCTATACGTAGACAACTCAAGAACTCGTCTGCAAAAGGGTCCAATGATGGGTGTGTTCCTGTCTGTGGCATAGTACGCCATGGCTTTCTCAACGAGTTTGTGCTCAGGCGTGACAGTAGCAGGCAGGCGGACCGTAGTGTGAAATTTAGAGATTTGTCGCTTGAGGTCACACATACTGTCAGGACAGCCTTGCCAGACCTCTGGCGAATAATAGCGTGCCAGGAAATTGATTCCTCGTTCCCCTTTCGGTATACAGGAAGCTTCAAGGATGAGTCCAACTGAGTTGGAAGCCCATTCATGGTTGGTTGGTTCAAGGTCAGCATCCGCACCATCGTCACCGAGATGGATTCCGATGGCATCGAACGCTGCCTGCGGGCATGGCTCCATGCCTCTAACATATTGTTGTCGTCTAAACCCGAGATAGGTAGTAAACGTCGACCGCAATGTCTGAAAGGCGGATGTGCCAGGGCAGCCTGAACCGTGGGTTGTATCTTGTTCAAAAGTTGTTCCTTCAGGCAAAAATCCTCTGTTTCCATAAGATCTTTTAAGGAGTTCATTCAACTTTGCGCGGTGGTGATGAAAGGCCTTCATCATCACGACCCGGTCCACGCAGCGTAATTTCTCCGTTATCGTCCCATCCATCCGTGTAAAATCTGAGATATTAACCATTTCTTTGGCTGATGTGCAGATTTCAACAATACGTTGGGCGATTTCTAGAGGCGTCTTGCCTGGACCATACCATGGAAACTTCTTTAAATGTTCACTCAGCGCAAGAGTGAACGTGCTCATATCTAGTTTCTGTGAATCATTAAAGGTCGTTATGTTTCGAGGATCTTTTACATCCTGGTAAGCTTCAGCTTTAATGAAGCACTTAACAACATCTTTCA